AACAACACAGCCATTGGTACAGAAGCACTTCGCTCCAACACCACAGCATCTAACAACACTGCTGTTGGTTTTCAATCTGCTTACACAAGCACTACTGGCTCCACACTTGATGCGTTTGGTGTTCAAGCCTTGTATAGCAACACAACAGGCGGTATCAGTGCGGCATTTGGTCGTCAGGCTTTGTACAGCCATACTACTGGTTCAAACAATGTGGCGATGGGCTACCAAGCCGCATATAGCACAACTACTGGATCGCAGAACGTAGCGATTGGTGTAAATGCGCTTCGTACTAATACAACGCAAACATACAACACAGCAATTGGCTATCAGGCACTTTACACTAATAATGAAGCCTTTAATGTGGCTATTGGTGATGGTGCTGGATATGCGAATACAACTGGCGGTATTACTGCCGTTGGTTCAAATGCTTTGACAGCTAACACAACTGGGGAAGCCAACGTAGCAGTTGGTGGGCGTGTTAATAGCGTATCAAGTGCCGCACTGGTTGCAAATACAACGGGTTCCTATAATGTTGCTGTAGGTTCTGGGTCACTTGCGGCAAATACAACTGCCAGTAATAACGTGGCAACTGGGTCATTTTCGTTGCAAGCAAACACAACAGGTGCAAACAATACGGCTTTTGGTCATGCTTCTTTGTACTCCAACACCACAGCATCAGACAATACTGCTGTAGGCTACCAAGCGGCATACAGCAATACAACAGGTCAAGCAAACGTGGGTGTTGGGCGCGGTGCATTATATGGAAACACTACTGGCAATAGCAACGTCGCTCTTGGCGGTTACGGCGTTGATGTTGGGCCATTGAACACAAACACAACAGGCTCTAACAACATCGGAATTGGTTCTGCGGCACTTGCCGCAAATACAACAGCAAGCGATAACGTGGCTGTTGGGTATCAGTCTGCTAAAGCCAATACAACTGGAACAGCCAACGTTGCAATTGGCACACAAGCGCTTCTCTCCAACACCACAGCCTCTAACAACACTGCTGTAGGTTATCAGGCTGGGTATAGCAATACGACTGGAACAGTAAATGTATTTGTTGGGCAGGGTGCTGGATATACCAATAGCACAGGCACAGGTAACACTTTTGTTGGTCGCAATGCTGGCTATACATCAAATGTCAGCGCCGCTGGTGGAGATGCTTTAAACACCTGTATTGGTTATTCTGCGGGATATAGTTTGACCACTGGAACTGGCAATAACTGTATTGGTTCAAATTATTCTGGAACTGGCGCTGGATATTTTTTAACAACAGGCTCTCGCAACACCATCCTTGGCGGCTACAACGGCAACCAAGGTGGCCTAGACATTCGCACAGCCTCAAATAACATTGTTTTATCTGATGGGGATGGGAATCCACGGGCTTATTGGAATTCTCTTGGAAGCATGAGGGTTCCTTACACATACACTGATACAACTGCAAGTGCGGCAAATGTATTTGTTGCATCTGATGGTCAATTTCTCCGTTCCACATCTGCTTTGAAGTACAAGCAAGACATCCGTAACCTTGAGGAAATGGATATTAGTTTGTTGCGTCCAGTGCGCTACAAGTCAAAATGCGAAGGTGATGACCAGACCAAAGACCACCTTGGTGTAATTGCTGACGAAGCCGCAGACGCTGGTTTTGAAGAACTTATATCTCGTGGTGCAACTGGTGAAGTTGAAGGCTTCCAATACGAACGCCTGACTGTCGTACTGTTAAAAGAATTGCAAACCCTCCGTGCCCGTGTTGCGGCACTTGAATCCAACTGAAAGGTAAATCATGTCTGAAATCATTGAACAACCAACCGCAGAAGAAATTGCACGCCACTACAGCGCAGCAATGGATTCAGTAAACCTGATTAACGCAGGTAAACCAGAAGGCATGTCTGATGCTGACTGGGCTGATACTGTTGCTCGTAATGTTGCCCATTTAGAAATTATGGTTGCCAAGGACTTTATGCAGAGCCAAGACTTGGCTCCGCTAAATGCCGCTATTGCCGCTGGTAAGTAATGTTCTACGTCTACGAGCACATTCGGCTTGACACCAATACCGTCTTTTATGTCGGTAAAGGGTGCGGCGGTCGGGTGCGCTCTAAAGACAAGCGAAACAAACATTGGCACGGTATTGTCAATAAGGCTGGATATGAAGGTCGATTGATTGCCGAGTCTAATGATGAGGAGCTTGTATTTCTGGTAGAGCAAGAGCGAATTGACCAGTTGCGTAGGCTTGGTATTAACCTTGCAAACAAAACCGATGGTGGTTGCGGTGGCACAAAAGGCTATCGTCATACCGTTGAAACTAAGCATTTGATTTCTGAAAAGTTAAAAGGCAAAATGTCTGGTGAAAAACACCCACGTTATGGTCTTTATGGTTCAGATAATCCTATGTATGGACGCAAACAATCCGCTGAAGCTAGGCTTGGGATGTCAGTCAATTCGTCCATGAAGCGACCAGAAGTTGTAGAAAAAATTAGTGGCGAAAAGTCACTGCTTGCAAAATCTGTTGAATACAATGGAAAAATCTACAAAACGATAAATGATCTTGCTGAACATCTTGGCATATCAGGACAAACACTTAGATCAAGAATTTTTCGTGGACAATCTGAAAAGTATGGGTATAAAGTCCTTGGGAAGACCAAAGACCTAGCCCCCCTGCAAGCCGCATCAGCTTAAACAGGAAGCCACCACCTGATCTTGGTGGCACATCAAAGGAAACATCATGGGAAAAAATGAAAAGACCCCTGTGAATATTGACGGCGTTGAACATCAGTTTGAAGACCTGACACCCCAGCAGCAAGCGTTGTTGAATCATGTTGCAGATTTAGATCGCAAACTGGACTCAGCCAGATTTAACGTAGATCAACTCCAAGTGGGCCGTAACGCCTTTTTTGAGTTACTGAAGCAAGCGTTAGCACAGCCCCCCGAGGCCGTGTCTGATGTAGAACCCAAGTAATCTTTTGCGGGGCTTCGGCCCCTGCCGTTGGGTTACTGGAATGATTTTAAGTTGTACCTATGATTCCAATAGATCCGCTCACGGCGTTAGCAGGGCTACAAAGTGCAATCAGCGTAGTCAAAAAAGCCAGCAAGGTCGCAAATGATCTGGCTGGTTTGGCTCCATCAATCGCCAAAATGTTTGACGCCAAAAGCGTTGCGACACGGGCGATGGTTGAGGCCAAGCGGTCTGGGAATAAGTCAAACTTAGGTACAGCGCTTCAGATTGAGATGGCTTTGGATGAGGCCAAGCGGTTTGAGCAAGAGCTGATGATGCTGTTTCAGGCCACTGGCCGTGCTGATGTATGGCAGAAGATTAAACAGCGCCAGCAGCAGATGGATTTGGAAGATGCCCACTTAGCTCGGCAGGCCAAGGAAGAAGAGAAAAAGCGCAAAGAGGCCGAGCAAGAGCAGATGGAGTGGGCGGTAGGTATTGTGGTGATTGTGATGCTCATTGGCGCTATTGGCTGGGGGCTTAACGAGATGGCCGAACTGTGCGCCAAGACAAGGTGTGGTCGGTGAATGAGTACCAGAAACAGTTTGATATGTTTCTCAAAGTCTTTGTCAGGCTTTGCATTGCTTGGTGGGTGTTGGGCTTCCTGCGGTTCTTGCCTGATGATCTGTCAGACAAGATTGTGAATAAACTACTTGGAATGTTTGGTCTATGAGTGACGAAAAGCCAGCAGATGTACTAAGCAAGGTGCTGTCCTATGTGGATAGCCCGTTCAAGCTGTTTGCGCTGATACTCATGGCGGTGTTTGCCTTTGCTGGTTATTTTGTCTGGCAGAACCAAGAACTGCTGATGGGCGCGTACAAAGAGTCCAAGAAGATGCCAAGCATTGTTGAGGACAGAGTAGAAGACGCTGCTGCTCACCTGTTTAAGACAACCAACGCCACCATTGTGGCCGTGTTCAAAGTCAACCCTATGTTTGGAACTAGAGTGCTGTACCGCGCTTACACCAAAGAGGGTAGAGACAAAACCAATGATGGGTTAGATGTGGGGCTGTTTACCCAGAACGCAGCTAACAACGCTGATGTGGTCAGACTGATGGCCAGCGAGATACCTTGCGGTGAATACAGGTCAGCGCAGTCTGAGATGGGCTTGTGGTACATCGCCAAGGGCGTAACTTACACTTGCAGGATCAGCATACCGCCTGATCCAAACCGCTTTGTAGGTCAGATTACCGTGGGTTGGGACAACGAGCCTGCTGACATTCAGGTGACAAGAACCATGATGGACATTGCATCAACCATGCTTTCAAGGAGCAAACAATGATTGGACTAGACGCACTTTTGAATGTGGGCGGCAAGCTCATCGACAAGCTCATTCCAGACCCAGAAGCCAAAGCCAAAGCACAGCTTGACCTTGCAAAAATGGCACAAGATGGTGAATTAGCAAGGATGGCCAACGAAACCGACCTGTACAAAACTGAGCAAAACAACCTGACCGACCGCCTGAAATCGGATATGGCCAGCGACTCTTGGCTGTCTAAGAACATCCGTCCTATGACGCTGGTTTACATTCTGGTGGCGTACCTGTTGTTGGCGATCTTAGACGCCTCTGTGATAGATATTGCTGACGCATTTGTTGAACTGCTGGGGCAGTGGGGTATGCTGGTCATGTCCTTCTACTTCGGTGGCCGCACTCTTGAGAAAATCATGGATATGAAAGGTAGAAAATGAACCTGACACCCCACTTCACGCTTGAAGAACTTACCGCCTCAGAAGCCGCAGAACGCAACGGATGGGACAACACGCCAAATGAACAGGAATTGGAGAACCTTAAGCGCCTCGCCGCCTTCCTTGAGGAAGTCAAAACTGCCTTGGGCGGAAGACCAGTCATGGTTAACTCTGCTTTTCGCAGCAAGCAAGTCAACGATTCTGTTGGTTCTAAAGATACTAGCCAGCATCGCATTGGTTGTGCTGTGGACATCCGAGTACCTCAACTGACGCCAGATGAAGTGGTTAAAACCATCATTGCGTCAGGTCTGCCCTACGATCAGGTCATCCGGGAATTTGACCGCTGGACGCATCTGAGCATCCCAAACACACCAGATGCAGCCCCAAGAAAACAGGCTCTGGTGATCGACAAATTGGGCACACGGCTGTATGCTTGATGCACCCTCGATTTGATGGGAAAATAAGCCATGCCATTACAAAAGATCATGTTCAAGCCCG